GTACGCATATAGACAAAGAAGAGCTATATGCATGTGATGTTGTCGATAGACGCAACTATGTCGTCATGGATGGCAATCCAACCAAAACACAGCATGGCGCGGTGCAAAGCTCAATCGCAAAATACTACCGACAAAATGCAAATAATTAACAACAAAGCGTTGTTGCTAAAGGTTCGGGAACCAAACCGAATTACAACAGTTATCCCCAAAAGCCAGTTGCTTGACAGCGGTGAAGTGCTTGTGAAATGGGGGCTAGAAGAAGCTCAGGTGCTAAAGAACTTACGCATCAAGAACGTGCCTTCGCCCATCAATGCGCACTACGAGTGGACAGGGCTATACAAGCCGTTTGACCATCAGAAGGTCACATCATCGTTCCTCACTATGCACAGGCGTGCGTTCTGCTTCAACGAGCAGGGTACTGGTAAAACATCCAGTGTTATTTGGGCGGCTGACTACCTGATGAATATCGGTGCGATCAAGCGTGTCTTGGTGCTGTGCCCACTGTCCATCATGTCATCTGCATGGGAGGCAGACCTATTTAAGTTTGCGATGCACCGGTCATGCGCTATTGCGCACAGCTACTCTAAAGAAAAGCGCATCGGAGCCGCCAAAGGTAATGCTGACTTTGTGATCTGCAACTTTGATGGGCTAGACATTATCAAAGACGAGGTGAAGAACTTTGATTTGGTTGTGATTGACGAGGCTAATGCTTATAAGAATGTATCTACAAAGCGTTGGAAGACCTTGAACTCTGCGCTCAAGCCGGACATGTGGGTATGGATGCTGACAGGAACCCCTGCATCTCAGTCGCCTACTGATGCGTATGGACTAGCAAAGATTATCAACCCATCAGGCGTACCAAAATTCTTTGGGGCTTTCCGTGACCAAGTGATGCAGAAGATCACACAGTTCAAATGGGTGCCCAAAGCTACATCAGAAAAGGTGTTGCACGATGCGCTTCAACCAGCGATCCGTTTTACCAAAGACGAGTGCCTTGATTTACCCGACATGACCTATGTGACCCGTGACGTGCCTCTGACACCACAACAGATGAAGTACTACGAGACCATTCGCAAGAACATGATGACTGTGGCGGCAGGGGAAGAAATCACTACAGTAAACGCCGCCGCAAACTTGAACAAGCTTCTACAACTTTCTTGTGGTGCGGTGTACTCGGACAGTGGCGAAGTGGTTGCGTTTGATGCAAAGAGCCGCATGACTGCGTTGTTGGAGGTCATTGAAGAAGCAAGCCACAAAGTGATTGTGTTTGCACCGTTTAGGCATGCAATTGAAATCGTATCTGAAGAACTAAGAACCAATGGTATTAGCTGTGAAGTTATAAATGGTGGCGTGCCGGTCAACAAACGCACTGATGTATTTGCAAAATTTCAGACAGAGAAGAATCCACAAGTGCTTGTGATTCAACCGCAAGCAGCCGCACATGGTGTAACGCTTCACGCTGCGAACGTTGTTGTCTGGTGGGGGCCAATCACTTCTATAGAGACGTATCTACAAGCTAATGCACGTGTGCACCGCGCTGGTCAACGTAACCCTTGCACTGTTGTGCATCTGCAAGGTAGTCCTGTGGAGAAGCGCATCTACAAGATGCTGTCGGAAAAAGTAGACATTCACACACGACTAATTGATCTTTACAAAAATATTGTGGAAGACACTTGACATTGTAAAGTGGAGCCCCTATATTCCATATCCCAACAACAAAAAGGAGAGTGCATGACCGAAGAAGTCAATACCGAAAAGCTAGCAAAAATCTACGTGAAGATTCGTGACAAGCGACGTGAACTTGAGAAGCAAGTTGCTGAACTCAAGGAGCAACAAGACACTGTTGGTAGTCAACTGTTAGAGATTTGCAAGGCTGAAGGTGCCCAAACGATACGTACGCAATTTGGTACGGTTTCACGCAGAATCACAAAGAATTACTGGACTAGTGACTGGGATTCTTTTTTCAAATTTCTCAAAGATAACGATGCCTTTTCGTTGATGCAACAACGTATCAACAGCACAAACATGGCACAGTTTCTTGAGGAAAACCCCGATCTTCATCCTCCGGGGCTAAATGCGGATGTTAATCAAACTATAGTAATTGTTAAACGCTAGGAGCAGAAAATGAGTAATGAGCTTGCAATGTTGGATGGTGGCCTACCTTCTTATCTTAAAGAGGTAGAGCTTGACGAAACCACTAAAGCCCTAATGGGCGGTGCTGGTGGCGGTGGCATGAAACGTATTTCCATCAAGGGCGGTGTATGGCGCATGATGGTCAACGGAAAAGAAATTGCCAAGAACGAAGAGCGTTCTATGAATGTGGTGGTTGTTGCCGCTTCACCAAAAGTGTCCCGCACTTTTTATCTAAAGAACTACAGCGAAGGTGGCGAGCCAACAGCACCAGATTGTTGGTCTTCTGATGGTGACTTCCCTGATGCTAAAGCACTTATGCCACAAGCAAAGCGTTGCATGGACTGCGACAAGAACATGAAGGGTTCAGGTCAGGGCGACAGTCGTGCTTGCCGTTTTAGCCAACGTCTTGCCGTGGCTTTGGCAAATGATTTGAAGGGCGATGTATTCCAACTGACCCTACCTGCCGCATCAATCTTTGGTGCAGGCGAGCCTGGGAAGTGGCCTTTGCAGACATACGCAAAGATGATTGGCAGTAAAGGTATTCCAATTACTGCGGTGGTAACTGAGATGCGTTTTGACACAGACAGCGCAACGCCTAAGCTAACGTTCAAACCTGTTAAGGTACTGGATGCCGCTGACCATAGCATTGTTATCGAGCAGGGTAAATCCGATTCTGCTATGAAAGCAATCACAATGACTGTGGCTGAAGCCGATGGTATTAAACCCGTCAAGCTAGAAGCACCCAAGGCTGAGCCTAAAGCAGAAGCCAAACCCGCCAAGGTTGAAGCTGAGCCAGTGGAAGAACCCACTAAACGAGTTGCCAAGAAAGAGGAAGAAGCTCCTAAGAAGGACTTGTCCAAGATTCTTGAGGCTTGGGACGATGAGTAATGGCAGGGTATTCCACACTTACTGCCCGAGAGATCAAGGAAGCTAATCAAACCTTGCTCGGGGTCAAGTTGGGCATGATCTGCTTAGATAGGGATATACCCGTAACTGATGTTGCTGAGTTCTTCGGTGTAAGCCGAGTGACTGTATATTCTTGGTTCCGTGGAAAAACCGTAGTGTCAGGTAAGTACGCAGACAAGATGCAAAAGCTGATTGCAAAATTAGCTTAATAGTTTGAGTAGGCTAGGGTAGCTCCCGAAAAGGATGTTCCGTCTCATCCCTGCCTTTCTCTTTTAAAAGACGACACCAAGGACGGCTATGATTTCGAGAAAAGAGTTTCTCGCACTGGTGCTACCACCACTAGAGCAAGGCGAGCACTACTGCACATTCGGAATCAAGACAGTTAACGAAAAAGATGTTGTTAGGCAGAAGTTTGTAGAGAGCATAGATGATATAAGCACACAAGCAGATGTGCTAGTTCAAGAAGAATTCAATGCGTTCTTTGCTATGGCTAAGTATGGTGACCCACAAGAGGGCCGTACTACGAATAATGCGCTTTATCTAAAGTCGTTTTATATTGATCTTGATTGCGGTACCAACAAACCCTTTGCGGATTTGGGTGAAGGGCTGATTGCATTAAAGAGTTTTTGCAAGGTAACAAAGCTACCACGCCCAACCATTGTGAAGTCGGGTTTGGGTGCCCACGTGTATTGGGTACTGGATAAGGCTATCCCACGCAAGCAGTGGAGAAGCCATGCTGATCGCTTAAAAGAACTGTGCGTTGAGCATAAGTTTGATGTTGACCCTGCGGTAACTGGTGAAGCCGCACGTGTGCTCAGAGTGCCTGAGACATTCCACGTGAAAGACCCAACTAATCCAATTTCAGTTGAGGTGCTACATGTAGCGCCCACAATGACGATAGACGAGATTGAGAAACTTCTTGTACCGTCTGAAGATATTTTAAAGATGCTGGACAAGTCTGACTTTAAACGTCAGCTAGACCCACTGACCCTTGCACTAATGGGTAGCAGTCAGTCCCGCTTTAAGACCATTCTGATTAAGTCCGTTGAAGGCAATGGATGCAATCAACTCTTAAACATCTACCACAACCAAGCAACGATAGATGAACCCCTGTGGCGGGCAGGGCTGAGCATTGCCCAACAGTGCGTAGACCGAGACAAAGCCATCCATGTCATCTCTAATCAGCACCCCGACTATTCGGAGTATGCAACTGATCGCAAAGCCAACGAGACGCGGGGCCCTTACACTTGCGAGACATTTAAAAAGTTGTATTCAGATGGTTGTGAGGGCTGCAAGCTAAAAATCACATCCCCTATTCAGATTGGCAAAGAGATCATCGAAGCCACTGAAGAAGACAACATCGTCACAGACCTTGAGCCTGAGACTAAAGAAGCCAAGACGTTTGTAATTCCTAAGTACCCCTTTCCATTCTTCAGGGGTAAGACTGGCGGTATCTACCAACGCGCCAAGGACAAAGATGGCAACGATACAGAAGAAATTGTGTACCCCTATGACTTCTATGTAGTCAAGCGGATGCAAGACCCCGACTTAGGTGAGACCCTGCTACTGCGGTTGCACTTGCCTAGAGACGGAGTGCGTGAGTGGATTATGACTCTACCCAACGTGCTGTCTAAGGACAAGTTTATTGCAACAGTAGCTTCATTTGGCGTGACTGCTCTTGGAAAGAAACAAGACGCACTCATGTACTACGTTACAAAATGGGTTGAGGAATTACAGATGAATTCACAAGCTGAGAAAGCGCACAAACAATTTGGTTGGGTTGAAGACGAGTCAGCCATCATCATTGGCGACAGAGAAATCCGTGCAACTGAGACGGTATATAGCCCGCCATCTGCGCCCACACTACCACTGGTGCCGCTGTTCCAAGTCAAGGGCGACTTCCAAGTATGGAAGGACACAATCAACGCCTATGGTCGTGAAGGTATGGAGGCTAGAGCCTTTGCATTCTTCATGGGATTTGGCACGATGTTGATGAAATTTACAGCACTCGATGGCTTCTTGCTCAACTTGGTTAGCCGTGAGTCAGGTTCAGGCAAGACCACAATCTTGCAAGCCATTAACAGTATCTACGGCAGACCCAAAGAACTCTTACTCTCTCCCAAGGATACATACAACTCACGCATGAGCCGCCTTGGTGTGATGCAAAACTTGGCAGTGACCATGGACGAGATCACCAACATGCCGCCCGAGCAAATGTCAAACCAAGTGTATGACGTGACTTCAGGTCGGGGCAAGAACCGTTTAAAGCAACACGAGAACGCAGAGCGTAGGAACGATACCAAGTTTCAGACTGGCTTAATTACTTCGTCCAACCGATACGTGACTGACGCACTGTTATCTATAAAAGGCTTTCCAGATGGCGAGTTAAAGAGGATTCTGGAGATCAACATAAAGCCTGATCCATTTGACGATGCAACTTGGGCACGGCAACACTTTGGTCAATTGATGAACAACTACGGGCATGCAATGGAGCCGTTCTCTCAAGCTCTTGTAGGTCAGTTGCCTATGGTCAGGGCTAAGATGGCTGATGTTCAGGTGCGTATTGAGCAAGCCGCTGGCATCAAGAACGCTGAACGCTATTGGGCTCTTATGGCGTCACTAGCCATAACTGGTGGTTCTATTGCCAAGCACCTTGGACTGCACGACATACCAATTAAGCCTGTGTTTAACTACGCAGTGGGTTTGATTAATGAGACCCGTATCCGCAATCGTGAATACATGTTTGACGGTGATGACTTCTTAGGTGGCTTCTTGCAACGCCACTTCCATGAGATTCTTGTTATCAATGGTGACAAGGCTAAGAACGGACTAGAGCATGGCCCGATTAAGGAGCCACGTGGTGCGTTGACTGCACGCTATGAGCCCGATACCAAGATGCTGTATGTGGTGAACCGCACCTACCGAGACGACTGCGCTAAAAACTTTATTAACTACGAAGAGTCACTAGCCGGTTATCGTAAGAGTAAGGCACTGGTTGACACCAAGAAGAAGCGCATGACTGCCGGTACCCTTGCTAATATGCAAGCTCCTGTAAACGCCCTGTGCTTTGACACTACCAAACTAGACTTTTTTAATGAGAATGTGTTGCTAGATGACAACGGTATTCAGCCTGTCGATACTGATTGAATGGGCAAAGTTTCAGCCCGGGACGTCCTTTTTTATACCTTGCCTTGAGAGGAAGAAGGTGCAAAAGTTTGTTATGAGCGAGTGCGCCAGGTTGGGTTTAGACGTTGTTTCGAAACAAGTTATAGAAAATGGCGTGTATGGGTTGCGTGTATGGCGCAGGGAGGTTATACTCGCCCCGCACTCTACTTCTGCTTGAAGTATTCAGCCCCTGCTTAGTCAGGGGCTTTTTTTCAGTCTTCTTCAAAGAACTTCTCTTCAATTTCGCCACGCAACTTCTTGTTGAATGTGACGCCGTTAATCATGTTCTTCTCAGCCGCTTTACGAGACGATTCAGACCTGCGCAACGTATCCCCAGTGATTTTGCTATTAGGGTGCTTCTCGTTAAATTCTAAAATATCTTCTCTGGTTGTAGACATTAAGTCCATATCCCCAGCGGTCTTAGCCATATCATGTAGGTGCAATAAACGTACACGTCGTGCGCCAACTTCTTTTTCGTAAGACTTAGCCGCTGAAGTCTTCTCGTATGTGCTAGACAGGTCGGCAGGGGAGAAGCCAATGGCTTGCATCAAAGAGTTGTAGGCGTTAATGTCTTCGTCAACTGGGTCACCCTTTAGCGTTAGTGCGCCTTCAGTCATGTAGCGCGCGCCTTTCATACCGTTACGTACAAAGCTAGGCATGATTGCCTCAATGCCACGCTCAACATTACCTTCTTTGATCATGTTAATACCGTTGCCTACGCTAACTGCGTATGAACCAGCAGGGCCAAACATTTGTTGCATGGCTGACAAGATGTATCCATGTTCTGCAACACCACGTGGGTCATCACGAAAAATTAGATCGGTTGCAATACCAACACGGTTTGACAATTCAAGATTGGTGACGTAGTTAAAAGCGCCCTTGTAGAGCAACTCACCAAACACATCACGCATCTCTTCATTAAATTCAAACGGCTCGTCTTCATCTCCAAACAACGCTTGGATCATCGTAGCTAATGTTGATGTAGCACCATAGAACGGCAAGCCTTTAACACCACCAAACGCCATAGCCATGCCGTATGTACCAAGAAGTTGTCGGCGAGCCGCATGCTGAATGGCGGGGGTTTCGCCTTTAAACGCCTGATGGAAGGCACGTGCCATGATAAAAGCACTGTTCCAGACAAATGACTTAAACGTAAAGAACACACGACCAATTGGATTCTGCATCCACTTAGGCGCAGTTGCTGCTAAACCGGAAGTGTGTATATCTTTAGTTGTAGTTATTGCGTAATCAATAGAATCTTTTTCACTCATTCCGCTTTGACGAGCTAAATCGTATGCGGCTATTGCAGTAGTTGCACGGTTATAGCGTTCAGTTGCGGCAAAAGGAATTGAAAGACCATCAAGGATACGACCTTTAAGTCCTGTGAAATCAGTAGTCTTCTGCCTGCGACCCTCAAGAACTTCACGAGCCATTGTGTGTTCTAGTTGACCGTGATCCATCATCTTCTCGTACAAGTTTTTGTACTTTGGATCTTTCTCCATACCGTTGATTGCAGTACGGCTAGCGGCAGTCATAGCAATACGAGCTTCATTAAACCCAAACTTACCGCTTAACATAGGCCACACTAGCATAGGCAGGGATGTAACGTTTATCAAAGCAGATGAAATGTTACCTGCAATAAACTCAAAGTAGCTAAGGGTTGTAGCGGCTTGAACAAACCCATTAAATGTTGGGTTATGCAGGAACTCTTTCTGTTCCATAATATTTTCAGCGGCAGCGGTTACATCTAAACGATTTACGTTCTCAGCTTGCGCTTTAATTTCGCCTAGTGCTCTATCAATTTGCGGAGCGTATTCAGAGCTAGACAACTTACGTGCCCACTTAACCGCAGTTGTGCCGTAGCCTTTGACAATATCTCGTTCCATACCAAGCACGTTCTTAGACTTAAGGAACTGCTTAGCAATAGACTCGGCAGGGAAAAGCGTTAGGTATGCCTGATACACACTGTCAAGCTGTTGTTGACTTGCGCCCTGCTTTTGCAAATCAGCCATGATCTTGCCAACAAATGATGTTGGTGGAATTGACGATGGGTCAAACAAAATGTTTTGTAAGTTGCGGTAGCTCTTACTCTGAATATTTTGCGGTTTAAGAATGGTGTCAATAAACTGCTGGCGCTCACGAATAGACTCAAAAGCCATAGCAGCACGCTCACCAGTTGCAGGATCAGCAAACTCTAACCAAAAATCCCCGCTACGCAAGAATGGGATGTAAGCAGTTAACTTTTTACGAGTTGCAAACTGCTGAGTAAGTTTGGCGGCAAGCGAAGGCGACACGCTTCTAAGCAATAATTGCTCGTACTCATTCAAAGACTTCGTGTAGAAGTTACGGATGTCTCTATAGACTGTTTGCACATCAGAAGGTAAGGATGTGTAGATGTTACGCAAACGACGGTACTGCGCGGCATTAGCAGGTGTAGTCTTAAAGTTTGCATCTAGCGGGTCTACTTCGTATAAACGGGCATCAATAGCCATGTCGTCCATACGAGTCATAGCCTGTGGGTTAGCCTTTGCAATATCAGAGAACCGCTTGTAGTCTTTGTTGATTGCAGATATGCGTTGCTCTTGCATGCCATTACGCAACTCAAGCGCATCTAACAACTTCTGGATAGATGGCAGTTCTTTTTTGTACAACGTGTTTATGTTGTCGAGTCGCAACAACCCCATAGCTGTTTTCATCCAGCCAAAGTCTTTCACGTTAGAGAACATGTTCTTGGTATCTTCAAGCGTTTGCCCTGCTAAAGATGGCATGCTTTGACCAATAGAACCTACTTTATTAAACGCAGAGTTAACGGCTGAACCCATACTCAGGAACATCTTGTCAGCAGGGGTTGCTTCTACCTTAGAAGAAATATCAATAGCGTCGTTAATAAACCTCATGCCTTCTTTGTAGGCACTACGGAACCCTAAAAACTCGCCAATAGCCTGCATGATGTTTACAAACATGTTTTCGCTGCGAGGCGCTTTGATTGTCTTAAGTAAGGCTTGGAACTCTGGGTTACCTACCAACTCAGAAGCAAATTCCTGAATGTCTTGACCACCATAGGCAGTGCCCATCTGGTTTTTAATTTGTTCAAAGAACTTAACAAAGGCTTGGGTTAGCTTGTTGTTTGGGCTACGCAGTACGTGAGAGATTGCGGCGTGCACAGTCTCATGGATTATGGTGTGGTGATTTAAACCAAAATCTGGATCAAGCGTAATTGTGTTAGTAGCTGGGTCATACACCCCCGCATGATTTTCCCTGCCAACATCACCAATCACAATCTTAGGTGCAATACCCAACGACTGAATCTTACGCAGTATCTGACGTACTAACTTGTTGTCGGTCTTATTAATGACGTGGCTAAGCAGGTCTTTAAAGTTACCTTTCTCAGCAAGGGCAATCCCATCAGTATCCAGCGCAGGGCCAATAGCTTTAGGCAAGAACATTTCCTGCCCGTAAATAAAGTTTAACTCACTTTTTAAAGTGTTACGACTTGCCTCGGGCAAAGAGGTAAGTACTTCATCAATAGCTTCAAGGCCCTTGCCTTGATTAAGCATCTCTTCATATCTGGCGCGTTGGCTATCACTTTGAATCCAGTTGTGGTAGACCTCATTAAGAGCTCTTTTTAACCTAGTTTTAGAAAGCTGGTTTGTAGATTTCTTTGGCTCTGGAGGTTGGTCTTCTTTTTTACGGGCTGCTATTTCTTTTTTAGCAGCTTCAATTTTTTCAGATACAAAATCTGCAAGCGACTCAGTACCTGCTTTGTTTATCACACCTAATAAAGCCTCTGGATCATTACGATACCCTCCATTCAAAGCACCCATTGCTTCTTTTGCAAATACACCAGAACGATTAATACCTTCAGCAATTTGTTTTAATGCTTTTTCGTTCTTGGCTCTTTGGGGGGCTTCTTCAATCTTCGGAATAACTTCTTGCAAACGAAGGAACTCACTTAGCAAACGTGGCAAGCGCAACAGATCATGAATATCCGTGCCTACAAAAGTATTAGGTAACTGCACCTCGCCTGTATTTAGATTGGCGGCTTTCTCTGCTTTACGGATTTCAGATGTGATAATGTTGTCAACCAACTTGTCAACAGCGCGAACAAAAGTGCGGCGTTCTTGCGTATCTGCACTAGCGCCTTTCTCGGCTTTCTTTTCATCTGTAGCAGCCTTCTTGCCTAGAGGTTCTCCGGCAACTGATTGCGTTTGTCCTTCTTCCGCTGTTTGCTCGGCTTCAATGGTTTTAATGCCACTTGGGATTCCTTCGTCAAGTTGAGTATCAATAAAGCCCATAGGTTGGGCTGCGCGAGCTACAGCTTCACGTAATCTTGCAATTGTTTCTTCGGGTTTTGCTGACTTTTTAACTTCAAGACCAAGATCTCTAGCAATTGCGTTAATTTTGCTAGGGTTTAATGGAACGCCACCTTTATCTATTGCGTCTAATAAATCTTTGGCTGACTGTACTTCTGGCGGTAATGTTACTGTAGGGGCTGGCTGTTCTTCTCTTGCATCAATGTCTCCAGCATCCGGCTCAACATAAACATCTCCACTTCGTTCAAGTCCCGCATCGGTTTCGGCAGGGGTGACCAAATCGGATCCGCTATCCACGCTAGCGCTTCCTCCACTTGGTTCGGCGTTAAGTCCTGCAACATTTTGCGCTCCTTGGAATTCAGGTCTGCTAAGGTAGGCTTCAATTTTTTGGCGAATGGGTTCACTACGGTCTTCTGCGTAGGCTTCAAGAATACGTTTGACTTCTGCGGCATCTGCTGGGTTGGAGATGTCTTTTCCGTCGAGTAACTTGTTTTTGCGAAGAAGCGCAGTATGCCCAATACCCAATCCTTTAAGTACTTCATCGTTAATCGCTGTAGGAAGTTGTTGTGGTGTAAGTGGCGTAGCTTTTTGCACCACCCTTGGTTCAGGGATAACTTCAGCTTTAGGGCCACGCTTACCGGCTAGAGTGTCTAAATCTCCTCTTGCCTGTGCAATTGTTTGTGACAATGGTGAAGGCTGCTTAGCCAAACTTACCAAATCAGTAGGCGTATCTATAAGATCATTAATTGCGGCTTTAAGTTTTGCTTGGGCGGCTTTTACTTCAGCAGATTCACGTTGCTGTGCTAATCGTTCTTGGTTTGCAACGGCTTTATCGCCCCTTAATTTACTGGCCTCTGCCTCTTTAGTAGGCAAACCTTCGTCACCAAACAAGCCTAGTTGCTTGCCTTTTGGTTCTTTAAGTACTGGTGGGGCGGGTTGCTCAGGCGGTAACAGTCCAGAGGCAGGCCCAATCTCAAAACCGGGTAACTGCATTTGTTGTTGGTCAGCACCAAAACTTTCAATATCTGCACTTTGCCGTCCGACTTCACCAGCAAGCAAACGTTGCTGACGCTGAGCCATAGCTTGCGCATACTGGTCTTTGCGTTCTTGACCCGCACGGAAACCTTCTGCTCCACCACCTACCGTACCAAAAGCACCACCCGCAACTGCGCCACGCACAGCGGATTCCATGATGCGGTTCCACTCTCTACTACCAAAGACGGATTCATGTTTATCTACAAAGTTTTCAGCGGCAATACTAATTGCTTCTTGCGCACCTTCGGTTAGTGACTCCGCGCCACTACCTTTTAGCATTCCAGCAGTAACGGAACGTAGCAAGCCCTTGTCCATGCCAGAGCGTTCAAGAAGTTTTTCTATGATGCCAACTTTGACAGGGCCAGTTACGCTCTTTAATAGTTGCGCAGGTAATACCGAATCTAATGCGGCTGACGCAGTTCCAAACAACATGGCGGCCCCGGGAGCCATTTCACCGGTTTTCTCATAGATGTTTTGAAATACTTCTGGAGCGTTCTGAGCGTAAGAGCCTAGAAAGACACCAGCGTTTTGTCCAGTTGCTGCGGAAACACCCGCACGACGAGCAAGCACGCCACCAATACCACCGGGTACAAGAGCAGTCGCAATATTGGGTACTTGTTCAGCAATAGTCTCTAAGGCAAAGCCGGGAAAGTCACCTATACCTTTAACATCACCGGTACTGCGATATTGAGGCGCATAGTACTCGTTAATTTCTTTTTGAGTATCTTGCGCTTCCTGCATCTGCTTAGCAGCGTACTCATCAAACCCAAGCGCAGACGCACCCATTGCAGGGATAACATCGCCGAAAGTAGACCCAAGCTGTTTTGCTCCTCGCGTAACAGATTTCTTGAGCATCTCACCAGTAGTCAACTGACCACGTGGAACCTCAAAGTCGTATTTTTTAGAAAGACGTTCTAACTGCCCATTAAATTCCTCTTCGGACAGGTCATCACGAAAACGTACTAGCCCGATTTTTGGAAGGTCAAGGATCATGGTAAATTAAATTTAATTTTATGCGTCTTCAGCATCAAGGATACCAGCCCCGCTTTGGTTTTCAGCTAAATAACCTTGAATAAATTTTATGCGTCCACGTTCGTATTGTTCACGCAACTTAGTATCGTTCTTCCAATCCTTCTTTTTACTTGTCAAGTCTTTAATTAAAGAAGTGTAGTCGTCACTATCTTTCCAAGATTTTTCAGCTTTTATGTTAAATTCTTGAGCAGCACGGGTACCCATGAGTTTATTTTTAGCCGCAGCGTTATTTGCATTCTGTTGCTTAATAGCCAAGTCAGCCTCACGGAACAACTTCATGTTGTTGTCTGCAAGTGCTTTACGCTTAATATCTTCCAAATGCATTTTGTTGTACAGGTCTGCGCGGGATAACCCTAACATACCTTGTTGAATTGCTCGGTCGTCAGCAGACTCTTGCTTGCGCCCTGCCATGTATGCGGCTATACCTTGGCTTGCGCCTTGACCAATGTTTGCTCCAGCGTAACGGGATGTGCCACCCATCATGCCAAGACCGGCTTGTAAGAGCGCCAAGTACTTATTGGTCTCTTTATCTTTACCAAGTTGTTCTTTGCGATCTTTAAGATACGAAGCGTATTCACCAATGTAGTCACCCATTGGATTAGTAAGAGCAGGCTCTTCGGCTTTAGCTGCCCCCGCTGTTGGTGGGGTATACCTAGCAGCTTTTTCTGCGGCGATTGATGCTTCGTCAGGGTTAACCATATCCATTTTTTGTGGAATTGGTGTATCACTTACTTTATTTTGTGCAAGTTTAACTGGCGGAGGTGTTTTAAGGATTTCTGGGGGTTTACCAACGCCAGTACCCTGTTGCATCATGTTGCCTAGATACGGCCTTGCCGCACCAGTCTGTTCAGCTAAATTTTTATACCCAATCTCTAAAGCGTTCCTACGCGCCATAGATTCATTAAGTTTTTGCTTCCATCCCATAAATTCTCGACTGCCAACAGGAGGCTGGTTATTCTTAAATAACTTAATTTCTTCATCAGCGTCATTAATTTGTTGGTCAATAATGCCAATTTGATTGGCTATTTCTGGTGATGCGTATTTATCAAAGGGGTTATTTATTCCACCAACTTGGAAATGGCGAACTTCACCTCCAGCAGCCATGTCAGCAGAATACTTTTGCGTCTCACGTGGCAACTTAGATGGATCTGCGCCAGCTACCAACCACTTGTCTGTATTGCCAGGCCCCCAGTTGTATGCAATTGCTGCCAACTTAGGATCTTTATACTTATCCAACATTACGTTAAAGTATTCACGACCGACACGGGCTAAGTCATCAGGGTCACCTGCACGGGCAGGGCGGATACCAAAACCAGGGTCACGTGCCGTTCCGGGCATCACTTGCATTTCGCCCTGCGCACCTTTGGGCGAAGTCAACAAGTTACCGTCCTTGTCGTAGCGACGTCCACCACTTTCTTTTTGCATGATCTTGTTGATCAGCGACTCAGGAGCTATACCTTCTTTAGTCAGTTGGGTAATGCCTTCGCTTCTAGTTTGCTTAGGCTCGTTACCAACTTTAGATGAAACTTCACGTTTAGTAGATTGCATAGCAGCTTTAGCAGCGCCAGCGGGTAATGCCCCAATACCAGACATTTCTTCATACTCATCGCCAGACGCCATGCGGCTACGCAAGATGTTAAACAGTTGTTTTTCATCTTCACCCATACCCATAAGATCATCATCGTCTTCTTCATCTTCATCGGCTTCACCGCCGTCAGCAAATGCAATAATGCCACCGGGAGCGTATCCCTCAACAGGTAAGCCAGTAGATAGTCCTTCAAGCCCAGTACTTTGCGCGGCTTCACCCAAAATTTGCTGTGCAATAGGAGGCTCATTTCCTTGTTCCATCCCACCCATTAGAGCCTCTTGCTTTTTTTGGGCTTGCATTTTTTCTTGGATTAGTGGGACGCCAATATAAGCAGGTACAGTACCGTTCTGCACGCCCTGTGTGAGCATGTCGATAGAGTAGCCATCGGGATCAGCGATGATTTTTTGGGCAATACCGTTCATTATTTCCCCGCATTCAAAGCGTTACGTAAACCAAGTGTATCAATACCTTGGCCCTTTGGTTCTTTGATAGTACCCCCTGCCCTCTTCATCAAACCATAAGCACCGGCCGCTGCTGTGCCAAGACCTGCGATTTGTGAAGTCATGCTAGGCGGAGCTTGATACTGCGTAGTTGTCATGCCGGGAATAGCGTAGCCACGCAACAAAGCGTTGTACTGGTTGTAAGCCTGCATAGGAGCTTGCTGCTGCTGTGCATAATTGTTGATAGCATTAGAGATAATTTGCTGCTCTTGGGCTTGCTGCTGACCACCAATTTGTTGTTGTAAGCCTAAGATGCCTTGTTGCGCGCCCAATTGTTGAGAGCCAATGTTGGCTAAGTTAGTACCGGCTTGCCCAGCCATGCCGTAGCCTTGTTGCGCAGTGTTTAAACCCTGAAGGCCAAGACCTGCGCCATACTGCATATTTTGCAGTGCGCCTTGATATGCGGCTTGTTGTCCCTGCAACTGGTTGTTGTTCATCATGCTTTGCAATGCACGATTGGCTTCGGCATTTTCAATAGCCTGACGGCTACCACCAAAAGCACCCGATCTAGTAGCTTGTGCATTGCGTTGAGTTCTAGCAATATCTGCTTGACGCTGGGCAGCTTGGTTCTGGATGTCTACCACATTCTGCATGTAAGGCGACATAAAAGAACCAACAGAATTGCTTGCATCGTACCCACCAGTTTTAGGGTTGTATACGTTGCTTGTTGCGCTTAAATAATCGCCACCCATACCTTGCGCTTGCTGTGCAGTGCCAAGAGCGCCCATACCGCCAAGACCAGTTAGGCCAGTAGCTTGATTGTATTGGCCGGGCACTTGCAAGTTTGCAGCGTTGTACTGAACTTGCTGTTGCAAAGGGCTAAAGCCTGCTACATAGTCTCGTGGGTCAGCACTATACGGTTTGAATGTATCTTTTTTAACGCCAGTAACATTTTTTACTGGTTGCCCTGAATCATTTAATATGGGTTGATTAGTTGCTGGATCTATGGCGGCTTTAGTATCAAACAACTCTTCCATAGAGCCGCCAAGCACGGTCTCAACCTGAGGACGTAGCCAGTCAGGAATGTTTGATGTGTTGGTTGTCGAGGATGTGGGGCCACCGCCGCCGCCACCATAAATGATGCGACCGCCTTCTTTGCGGGTAACAGACTCACCAAGGGGCTCACCCATGGCATAAAGTTCTCGGCGGGAATAGCTCATATTAGTACCTCAACAAGGGTATTTCTAGGTTCAAAGTCGTATCGTTTCCAGAGGCGAACGATTGCATCTCGTCCATACCCCTGTATTTTCGTCGTACCACGCAGTTTTAACAAGGCTTTAAATTGCTCAAAAGTTTCTTGGCTTGAAATAAGTTTGCCACCAATAGCCGTCACAAACGCCACCCGATGCATGTGGTAGTTAATGAACGATATAGTTGCAGCGCCTTGTATTTCTTTTTCTTCATCTACTGCAACAACAAGCAGCCAAGCGCCATTAGTTAAAAAACTTTGAATATGGTCAACCGTGTAATCTTGCGCCCAATCAGGGAAGTCGCCACCTTTTGCCATGGCTTCTTCAAGAAAAGGTTTTACCATAGGCCAGACTTGCTGGATATAGTTAGTTTCAACGTGACTAATCTTTAAGCTCATTTAGGCAAGTTCTTAATAAGTTCCGCAATACCACCGCCAAATGTTTGTGCAGTAGGTTGTGTTTTGTTGTACTGGCTAAACGGTGTATTTAATCCAGTAGTACGCCCATAACGTGCGTTCTCTAAATCTGTTGCAGTCAAACTATTTCTGCGCATTTCTGCCAGTACTTGGTTCATATCCGCACCCCTAGGAGAACCATCAGGATATGTTTGAGCCATTTGCTGATCAGCAAACGCACGCAAGTTTTGATTCAATTGCGCAATACCCATGTTACCAGGAGTATTTGCATAGTTATACCCGGCGGAAGTCACTGGGTCTCTGCCATAGTTGCTTGCATTGAACATCGTCAATGGGTCAGCATAATTTTGATACTGTGAACGGTAAATGTTCCTGTTAGGTGCCGTAACAGTAGGCACGTAAGGTGTCACCGGAGTTACCGGAGTTACCGGAGGCACTACCACAGGGGGCAATACTACAGGGGGCAATACTACAGGTGTACCGCCATCGCCACCATCCCCGCCATCGCCACCATCCCCGCCATCGCCACCATCACCACCATCACCACCATCTCCGCCATCGCCACCATCACCCCCGTCACCACCATCCCCGCCATCACCACCATCACCCCCATCGCCTCCGTCACCAGTACCCGTACCGCCAATACCAGTTCCACCGGTTCCAGTTCCAGTTCCGCCAGTACCTGTACCACCAGTTCCAGTTCCGCCAGTACCCGTACCACCAGTGCCTACACCGCCAGTTCCAGTTCCGCCAATACCTGTTCCACCAGTACCTGTACCGGTTCCGCCTGTTCCAGTACCACCAGTTCCAGTTCCGCCCGTGCCAGTTCCACCAGTTCCAGTTCCGCCAGTACCCGTACCACCTATGCCGGTGCCGCCAGTTCCAGTTCCAGTTCCGCCCGTGCCAGTACCACCAGTCCCAGTTCCGCCAGTTCCAGTTCCGCCCGTAGCAGTGCCACCAGTACCCGCAGTGCCAGTAGTAGCCCCACCAGTACCACCAGTTCCAGAAGTTGAGCCAGTGCCAGAAGTTCCACTAGTCCCACCAGAAGTAGTAATAACTGCGCCGGGAGTGCTAGTTCCACCGCCACCGCCACTAGTTCCACCGCCACCACCGCCCTCACCACCGCCACCGCCACCGCCACCACCGCCACCGCCACCACCAGTAGGTAGGCCAGTCAATCCAGCTATTCCTGTTGAAGTTGTAGTACCAGCAGTACCAGTATTACTAGCAGTACCAGCAGTACCAGTATTACTAGCAGTACCAGTTGTTCCAGTTGTTCCAGTTGTGTTATTAGTAGTATTACTAGTATTTGTTGTAGTTGGTGTGGTCGTAGTTGTAGTTGGTGTAGTCGTAGTTGTAGTTGTATCTGTAAAAGGCGTAGTTAAAGTAGGTGTAGTTGTAACTGTAGTTGTGTCTGTAAAAGGCGTAGTTAAAGTTGGTGTGTTTGTACCAGTTGTAATATTGTTAGTACCAGTTGTAACGTTATTAGTACCAGTTGTAGTTGGTGTAGTTGTAACCGTGTTGCCGTTTAAATCAACATAAGTTACTGGCGTGTTGTAGTTACCTGTGCCAATAATGCCATATTGAGTTTGAATTAAATCGCTTGGACTTGCAGTAGATCCTGAGCCAAATAAAGGTGATGTTGTAGATAAGTTGTTAGACGTACCCGTGCCATACAACCCGCCAAGAGTTGTTGTATCTGCTGCGGTTGTAGAACTTGCAGGGGTTGTAGAACCCGTACCCGTACCGGTACCGCCAGTTGTGTCTAAGCCTGCAATACCTGTACTACCTGTATCTGTGCCTGTACCCGCACTTGTACCAGTAGATGAGCCTGTAGATGAACCTGTAGATGAGCCAGCAGGTACTGTTGTAACGGTTCCATCACCATTATCTAAATATGTAATGCCGCCAACGGTAACGTCTACTCTGGGATTAAAGGTCGAGTTAGTATCTCCACCAACAGTATTTCCACTGCTATCAAGATTTGAAATAGTTCCGCTTGAATCAATTGCAGTATAGGTTCCGTTAGGATTTGCAACAACTGTAGAACCACTTGATAAAGTATCTGTTATGGATGAAGGAACTGTATCGCCAAAGGCACCATAAGTGTTGGACACGTTTCCATCTAGTACAGTAGCATTAGCATTTAAGCCGCTACCTATACCATAGTCATCAAGATTAGTACTAAAAGTAGAATTACCACTAGTATCAAGATTAACGTTATTAAAATTATCTACGTAAACAGGTTCAACAACGTCAGTGCCATCATTAAAAAGAGCAAAGGGTGACCGAGGGCGGGTAAGGCTATCGTCATTATCAACTACGAAATTTCCCACTGTGCCAAAATTAGCTCCACCGCCAAACCCACCGCCAAAATCGTTACCGCCAAAGTCGTAACCACCACCAAAGTCGCCGCCAAAGTCGTAGCCACCGCCACCACCACCGCCATCAGCTTGATAACCAAAAGAGTCTTCTAGGCCACCAGCTAGGAAGTGTTTTACGCCCCGTGAGTCTACGTTGCCGCCATTAGCAAAACCAGCGATGCGACCACCAGTACCGTATTTAATTACGGGCTCACTAGGGTTGGTATTACCCTCACCTTGGTTATCAAGGGCTTGACTAAATGCTGCACCACCACCGGCCATGTTGTTCTCCTTATGCGGGTAAATACTTACGTGGCTGGATTTGTCGGCCTTGTTTTGAATTGCCAGTACGAGCTTGACGTACTTTGTTCATCATGGAATAAAGCTGCTTAGCGCCTGCATCGGTTGAGCCATTACCCAAGTGAGAAACGACATCGGCTGGCACAACAAACTCACCATCAGCTAAACGGGCAGGTTGTTTACGTCCAATACGTGCGGGTATGCTGTCAGACATACCATCGCCGGGGCCTTTAAGCATGCGGCCTCCATCGGAGTAGCCACCTAAACTTGCAATACCACCGGTCTGACCACCACGAGCAAAACCGTATGGGCGGTATGCGCTTGGGTCAAATCTATACTGGCTAAGTGCGCCACTGTATTCTTTCTTTCTAGGTACGCCACCACGCATTTGATCAAAAGCTTGACTAGCTCTATCAAATATGCCTTGTGGGGCTGCAGCACTTGGAGCAGTTGCAGGCATAGAATCAATTGAATACTGCACAGCAGGATTACTACCTAGCATAGACGTACCCGGCGCACCAGCACCAGCAGTTCCAGGTAATGGGGCAAAGTCAGGATTAAGTGCGCCTATACCACTACCTGTTTGTGCACTAATAGCTTCAGGTAAAACCGCAGTTGTAGACGCCGCACCGGGAACTGCACCAGCCGCCTCGCCAGCAGCCGCACCAGCACTACCAAGCACAGCGCTACCAGCACCGCCCATCAAACCACCAAGAAGTGCGCCCTGCAATGGGTCTTTACCTTGTATAAGTGATGATCCACCACCAACAGCAGCGCCGGTCATCATGGCGTTTAGAAGAGCCGCTTCGCCAACACCCCCGCCAATGTAGAGATTACGTGTGCCATCACGACGATAGCCGTTAAATTTATTTGGTATAAGCATGGGTAAGGTGCTCCTTGAATTGGGGGTATATTATCATGTTGACGTCTTTATGCGAAGCATTTGACTTGTTGCTTGCACACCATCTTGTGTATCTCTATAAACATCACCTAACCTCAGGTTAGGCAGGTCTGCATCAGTGGGTAGAGTATTAAGATTAAGATTCAAAGTAGCAGCGCCAACATCGCCTGGATTGTTTAACTGGTTAAAGAACAGACGCAAAATGTTATTAAGCTGATCTTGATACCGGCGCTCATATTCATCTGGGGCCAACGGCAAGTTAGGCGTGGTTACGTTTAGTTCAGCCATTAACGTCTACCATCCGGTCTAATATCAATACGAGGAGCGCCTAACTGCCAAGCAGTATTAATTTGGTTAGACCCAATCTTAAAGATCATTTGGCGACCACGTAATCGAGTATAAATCTGCCCAGTAAATTCTTCGGTAATTACATACGTACTACTTTTGGCTACAGGTTGTGCAGCAGTGCTTGTTACGCCAGAACCTGAATTAGCTAATCCATACAAAGTCATCGTAACAGAAGGAACACTTCCAGTTGGAGTGTTAGTAGAGTCTTCAAAAGTTAAATCAGGCAATACGCGCCAGATAAAACCAAAGTTGTGACCATCACCAATATCAAATTCAGACGAACTAATGTAAGCATCAATTGCAATCGTTGTACCGGTTTCGTTGTTGTTTAACCCACTTTCGTGGTTCACAAGATTTCCTGTACTTGTAGATGGATCGTATACAGCCGCTAGTGGGAAACCTCGTAATCCTGAATCAAGCCAAGCAGAACGCTCCATAGTGCCGTAGTACCATATTTTTTCAAGATAGTTATACACAACATACTTGTCAATTAACGTGCTACCAGCAGAAGGGTAGAACCACCAAGCCTCATTAAAGCCTTCGTTAGTCCCACAAAAAACTTGTTCGGTTTGTTCTAAATTAAGGTCTTGGAAAATAAAGCGGCGCAGATCACAGTTAAGCGTTTGCACGCGACCATCGTAGGCATAGAACTTATCAACGCCCATCCAGTAAACAACACCAGAGGCAATCACTGCCGCATTAGGACTAATGATTGAGATGTTGTCACCAAGCAGTTGTGAGCCCCAAACAAAAGGAGGGCCAAGATACTGTAAGGAATATATAGCTGAGTCTGTAAACACTACAATCTCTTGACGAGTTTGCACAGTGGTAATAATTTCAGAACCATGAGAAAGTCTTAAACTACCTGCTTGATTGGTTATTGCCGGTATCCAAGTAAATGGATCTTCTTGATCTGACCAGCGAATAAACATTGGGTCTATTGCAGTCGGATTTGTTGCATTAGGATCATTTGTACCAAACACAATTACAAAACGAGAGGCGTCAGAAACAGTAAGACTATTTTGAACTACAGGTGTTTCAGCATCTCCAAGGGTTGTAAGATTTACACCTCTGGTAGTTACACTAGTCGTGGCATCCCAATAATAGATACCTCCACCACGGGGGCCAAAAAGTAAATCTTGACCAAAATTCATTTGGCTCCACAGCCGTAAACTTGAAATAGGCGTACCACCAAACCCCCATGTACCAGCGCCCCAAGCACCAGCGCCCCAGCCAGTTAGTGGCACAGCAAACGCAGGGCCAGCATTAAGTTGATATGCCGCAACAACTGAAGCCCCACCACCGGGAGATCCTGCAATAGCTGTAGCGTTAGGTGTTACGGAGATTGTGATTGTGTAACTATTAGCATCAATAACAGTGACTTGAAACTGTTGGTTTAATACAGCAGCCGTAACGTTTGTACCAACACTGCCAATATCAACAGCACCACTATAAGTTACAAACGTGCCAGTAGTTGCACCATGCGCTGTATCCGTAACAGTAACGGTGGTAGAGGCCGTCAGAGCAAACGGGTTGTTGTTAATGGTAACTGTGGAGCGAATTGGCGTGATGTCGTTGTACGCACCGCCTTGCTCAATGTAAAACTTAGTATTAGTTCCAACACCTACTAAATTTTGGTTTTGTAGCGTGACCCAGTTCCATAGTGAACGGCATATACCGTTGTATGTATAACCTGAAATGCGCTGCCAACCGCCAATTACTTCGGGATTACCCTGACGAAAACGTACCTTGTCGCACTCATACCAACCGCCCTCGGTTGTGTACCGCGTGTTTTCTTTATTCACGCCGGGTTTGAACAGTATTTTTTGTAATGGCATCGGCGACCTTTATTTACTGGCAACGCCTTTGGTCTTCTCAAAAGAACGCATACCGGCAATGCCCAAGATGCCTGATAATATCACCCAAAGTTGGTCTGCGTCTAGTACTGGCGGGGGATCCATACCAACAGGAACCCAGCCCATAGCTTGCAAGTATTTCCATGCCCACTGGAACAGTGGATAGAGCAGAAACTGATACCCCATAGCTGCTACGCCAATCCAACCGATGGCAGGTCGCCAGCCGCTGACAAACACGCTAGAAGACGCAGCTTCAATCTTATTAACCTCAATCTGCGCTAGGTCTGTGGCTTGGTCAATGCGTTTTTCTTCAAGATCAAGCTTACGCTGCTCAATCTCCATCTCCATCTTCTCTTTATCAGTGGTAATGAGGTCGCCTGCAACCTTGCCCACGGCTTCAATAATTGATCCAACGGCAAGCAAGCTCATGCTAGACCTTTCAGTGTGCGGTTAATCCAGCCCTTGAGGAATTTAACCTGCACGGGGTTCTTGTTGCATATCTCAACGTAGCGGGCAATCTTAGCCAAGGCGTAGGACTCTTTGAACCGCTGGCCGTCAGTGATCTGGTTAAGTTTCTCTATGGTTTTAGCGCCAATACCGCCGTCTGGGGTAGCACCCACCACAAGTTGGGCCAGCTTGACCGCCATGCCCATACCTGCGTTTACACCAAAGTTAAAGATACTGTTGGCTACGTCTTGATTAGAAATCTCGTTACCGCGCATCTTGTCCCAGAACTCGACGCGGTAGAACTCACGCACCATAGGTGTCAGGGAGCCACCAAACTCTTTCTTGTCTACTAATGCCCAACCATTCCACTGCGGGTTCTTGTTACGGGCAATACCAGCGTAGGTCATCCCACCCGTGTCGCCGGGTACTTCGTGGAGGACGTAGCCGCCCTCGTCTTTCATCATTTGCTCAAAGGCTGGTTCAAACTGTGCCATCGTTATCTTTCACTGTTTGTTTTTACTTAACATGGTTGCCGCAATATCCATCATGGTTCTTGCCACCTGAATGTCGGCGGGTTCATTATCCCACCCCACAGTAATTTGACCTACAAATCTGCTTGGATCAGGTGGCACACTGATTCGGCAAGTGTAGGTAACGCCCTTGGCGATGTACCACAAACCCATCTCAGACTGCGCTGACTTGTATTCCCCGCAAGGTATCTCGCTAGCCATGAGCCGAACCACATCTGCGTTGTTGGCAGAGTTTTGTGTAAACAGGCCCACATCCAGCCCATCGTTAACTTTGTCTCTGCCCTCTTTGGTGTAAGCGCGGTACAGCACTCTGGTTCCAAACATGGGATTGACTTTGAACACGGCAACAATGGTAGCGTTGGTGGTTTTGAATAGGTGGGAAGCCGCATCTTCTACCCTGTCCTCGACAATGCTTGGCATCTTCTTAGACTCTTTGTACGCACCCATCAGCAGTTCTTGGTTCTGCCAAACAAAATACCCAGAGAACGCAAAGATTGCCATGAGGATCAGCGCGAATAGTTTAAACGGGCTATCCACATAGGACAGCACCTTACTTAATACATCTGCTGGCTTCTCGTCACTCATATTCCAAACATCCCCAATACTTTTTTAGCAACATCATCTGGCAGGAATTGGAGCAGTCCAAGCACCCACCACGCAATACACAGTCTGACAAAAACTTTACAGAAGAGGTCAAACTGCTTTTGGTACTCATTCACCGACCACACCTTCTGGTAGTTGCACAGAATTCCATCAACTCATAGATTCCAATTGCAACTAGAAACAAAACAAATGCACAGCCACCAATAATCATGGCAAGCTCGTTCATCTGCTCTTCTTTTTCTTTAGCCTTCTTCTCTGCCCTCTCTAAAGCTCGAAGTTCCCTTGCATCATCTATGTCCATTTGGTCTTGACGGGACTTGATCTTATTCCACACGTCCACTTTGCCAGTGGTCATGAAAAGCAGTTTTAACTCGTCCTCAAAAACTTTGGCTTGCTCAAGCGCCATCTCAATCTGTAGCGCGGTTCCCATGTTAGAACCCTTGGTCTTCTTTGCTTCGATCAGTG